GTTGAATGGGTGGTTGATCGCTTTTCCGATCATTCTTGATTCCCTTTTGTTCACGGCCCACATTTTGCCGGGGCGGGTGTGTGGTCGGTGGAGGCCGGTCGCAACTCCGGCTTTAAGGCTCACGGGCGATACCCCCGCTGTGTTGCCGACTTTCTCACGGCTCACTCCGTTAGGAGGTCCTAGCCGCCTCAGTGTGTCTGCTTTCCACACCGCTCCACCACGCCCCAAGAATCCCACTTTTCCCCGAGATTTGCAAGGGTTTGCAAGGACTCCCACATGATGCGAGGGCGTGGGCGGTGCGATTTCAATCTTCAGGGATTAGGGACAGCAGTTCACCGGGTTCCGCATCCAAGGCATTCTCGATTTTCTCAAGATCGATGCGGCTCGGATACGAGCGTCCCCTGATGATGTTGCTTACCATTTCCCGCGTCATTCCGCTTGCTGCCGCAAGCTCGGTCTGGGTCATGCCGCGCGCTAGCATCAGTTTGTAAATTAGCTTTCCAGCTTCTCTCTTTTGCAGCCAGTTTGCCATCCCGCCTCCACGACAAAATGCCACCGTAACATCGCGTGTCATCTTGGCAAGATGTTGGAGCGGGAGGTTACCACCGCCGCGCAAAGTAATCGGCAAGGCGCGCCCGGTCAGCCACCGTAACACGCCCGGTCAGGATCAGGACTTCTTTGATATGGACTTGTCTATCGGCAGCGGTAGCACCAAAAATAAGCGAAGCTGGGGTAAACGCCCCACGCGCCAGTGAGGATGTCGTGCTCGGCGTGTTGCCATTCGCGCTCATCTCGGCAGAAACCGAAGAGCCTGCATCGCACGCGAAAATGAAGTTCACGTCATTATTGATGATAGAAGGGCCTGACGCTGCGGAGATGTTGCCGCTCGCGTTGTAGCGCGGAAGCCCGCCACTGCCAGAGCCGAGGTTGGGGGCATCACCAGTGCCAGTTTCCGAAATGAAGTAGGCAAAGGACGCCATCGATGCCGTGCCGTAACAGGCGCATGCGATGGTTGTCGCTGCCTGTCCTGCCGGAAGATTGGTGACATCCGTGCTGTTTAGATACTTGTTAGCACCGAAGAAAATCGTGGGCTTGCTGTTTCGCCCGGTAGCCGAATATGTCGGCTTGTTGCCGCCCGTCGCCTGCGTCAGGTGCTTGGCATTGGCGCTCTTGTCATTCCACTGAGAAACCAGGCCACCACTCTGCGTGATCGTCGCGGCGTCCTGAGCATCATACCAACGAGCAATGGTTACGCCGCTTTCGAAGCCTGACGCAGGCGTCCACGGGGCTTCAACTGCCAACGTGATGTTCTGTGTCGAGGAAAGCTTGCGACCTTTATTCTGTTTGGCAGTGACTTGGACGGCGTAGCTGCCCAAAGCCAAGGTGTTCGGTGCGGACAGTGTATTGCCGGCGATGCTGAACTGTGCTGCGTCAGCCCCGCCGGTAATCGTGAAGTCGACCGGCATTTGCGAGCTTGTCGTCAACGTGAATGAAAGAGCGCTGCCCTGTGAAACAGTCGGGTTGTTGACCGACGTGAATACCGGTGGACCGATCCATTGCTTGAGCCGCGCCGCTGTCAGCGGTTGGCTGTTGTCCGACAGCCGGCAGGTCTTGCCGCTGTTGCTGTCCCAATAGTCGAAATAGAGTGCGTCGTTATCGCGGAGATAGCCGAGAAGGAGATCAAGAAAGGCGATGTTGCTTGCCTCGCTCGGCTCTTCCGCGACTTCGTTCCAAAGACCGAATTCGTCAATCGCAAACTTCTTGCCCTGCGAAACAGCGAGATCGCGCCAGTAATCGAGGCCCCAACGGTCGGCTCTTTTCCAAGCGTTGAAAACACCAACCGGATTTTTCCCATCGCCTGCATCGTTAGCATTGTAATAGACATCGACGCTGTAAATATCGACATAGGCCGCGCCGGGGAGCGCTGGAGAGAGGTCTGGATAAGCGCTGGTGACGAAGACAGGCGTATTCGTGCACATGACGAATTTGAAACGCTGGCTGACGGACCTGAACGCATTGACGGCCTGCCGGAATGCTTCTGCATAGACGGCCATTGCGGTTGCATCCTGAGCTTTCCACGGTTGCCAGCCGCCGTTCCATTCCCAACCGAGGCGAATGAAAATCGCATCCTGTGCGTTCGGATAGAGCGCTATTAACGCCTGCGCCGCCTGAACGAAATAACTGTTGTAGGTCCCGGCTGCGGTGTCGGCGAGATTGCCGCCCGTCATGCAGAGCGGGATGGCGCAGACCTGTGGTTTCTTGCCATTGGCGACAACGCCGCTTCCGAACGTCGTGACGCTCGAAACCATACCCGACCACGTCGAGTATGAGGCGAAGAAAATCTGCCAGTCGCTCGGAGGCGCGACCATCGCATCATAGGCGGTAATGTCGGGCGAATAACCACCAAGCAACATCCCTTGCGGTAGCGGCCATACACCCCCGCCCGTGCGCGGTCTGGAGGTGAGCTTCAAACGCTCGGTCAAAGGCAGCTTGAGCGGCTGTCGAAGATCCATCAGCCGTTGTCCCACACCGTCACGCTGTTGCCGGCCACGTTGTTGCGGACGTGGTAGCGGACGTACGGCATCTTCGTGAAATTGGCGATTGGCTCGCTCAGCGGATTGATCGTGCCGAGCAGCACCCACGCGGCGGAACTATCAACGCGCGCCTCGATGTCGACCTGAACGCCCGCGGCCGTCGCCGCCTTGGTCTTGTCGGCAACGTCGACCTGGACGAGGAAGTCGCCGGCCGGCGAGAAGGAACTCCCCATGGTTTCCTCGGCCAGTACCGTCGTAAAGCGATTTGTCATCTGATCCCCACAAAGAAGCGGCCGGAACATCGTCCGGCCGGGGGATATTCACCTGAGGAAGAGAGGGGAAACAGTCACAAGGGCTTGTGGGCCAGCCAAATCGACGGTGTCAGAAATCGAAATATTGCCCACCGACGTTCACCAACACATGTTCCGTGTGGGCGATATGGATGACCTGATCCTCTGATTTTATAACGAGGTTATCCAGTTTTCCGAGGGAATTGTGATGCTCCCTTAGCACGTCGAATTCGTCACCGAGCCAAATCGTGGCTCGATCGTTTCCACTGCCGCCATCTATCCGAAAGGACTCATGATTGAAAGAGACGAAGGTATCGTTTCCCGAGCCACCGGATAGAAAGTCATGCCCATAGAATGTGCGAAAATAATCGTCACCGGCGTCTCCAAAATACCTGTCAGAGTCGGGTGACCCGAGGTTTTCGAGCATGTCGACAATATTATCCGACCCGCCCCCGCCATGGACGACATCATTACCGTCCCATGCGATTATGCTGTCATCCCCCGATGCCCCATGAAGTTTGTCGGCTCTGGTGGTACCGTCGATCGAATGTGACATGGGATGCACTGCTCTCGCCCTAAAAATATCATCGGTAGCATACAGCACACGAGGTCTCCTCGGCAAGAGAGCGTCTACGGCCAGCTCAACGCCGGCAATTCACCTTCGATGTCGGTGAAGCTGGTCGGCACAGTCCGCGTTCCCGTTTGTACCTCGGCAAGCATTTCATAAAGCTTCCGCCATGTTTCGTCACGAGATCTGACGGCATATTGCCCTTCGGACGAAAATTGAGGGACAGCCGATGTCGCGTAGGTACAGGCACTCAGTATGCTGTCATATCCCCGCGACCTGGCAAAGTCGTCTAAGCGCATTTGGACCGCCGCGACGATCTCCCTTTGCAATTGGCCAGCCGATTTCACACTCACGATGGGAACAGGGTTACCTGCTCCGTCATACTCGAACTGGTCGCCCGGATACGAGCCAGACAAATCGAGCTGTTCTCCCTCAGCCAGCGGGATCAGCTCGGGCTCCGGATGCGAGCCGCTCTGCACAATCCGACGCGTTATCGCACTATAAATGGTGTAACCAGGCATCGTTACCTCTTAAACACAATCGCCATCACGCGCCTTGCTTTGACATGCGTGGTGCCCGGGCAAGTTATGCCGACGTTGAAATTGTGAACGCCAGTTTGCGTAGGCGCCCACGGCCAGCACAGACTAATCATGCCCTGGTCAGATGTGTTGATGCCGGTCCTGTTCATGATGACGGCGGGCGTGTCCGTATATAGCTTAATATCGAAGTTGCGCCCGAAAGAGCCGTCGTCGTTGGTGAACTCGATGTAGAACATGACGAAATAAGCGTCCGTCAAATTCACCGCGGTCAGCTGATATTGCACTTCGACACCAGCGCTATGGAGAGTGCTGGCCGTGACCAAGGCGTCATATTCAACGGTGACAGCATTCGCGGCGAGATGCGAGGTTTTAACTGTCGCGGCATTTATCAGGCCAACAGTGTAGCGCACCCAATTTGACGGCACTCCTGAGGTGTTCACATGCCGGACGTAGAACCAATAGAACGTTGTCACCTCTGCATAGAAGAACTCGTTGTTGTTCTTCTGCGTAGTGAAGAGAATGTTGGCATCCGTAGGTGCGCCGATGGTCGTGAGCCGGGCGATCTCGGAGTGATCATAGTCAGCCTCGGGAGGATCATCCCACGATATACCTAACGTGAACGGCCGGGCAGTCGAAGCCGAGATGTTGACGTTCGTAGGATCTGCCGGACCTGTCGTCTTGCCGGCCGGCGTTACGAGAGTAGCTGGTGACAACGAGCCGTCTACTTCGTTGAAGCTGACGCCCCGGTAATAGAAGGCATATTGCTTGCCAGCGAGCAACATGGGAGAGCGTGTGGCAAGCCCACGTTTCGGTGCGAAGTAGTGCAGATCCGGACTGCCGGGATAGTTGAAGTCGATCGCGAACTCGATCGTCTTGGCGCCAGATGGCAATGACGGAGCGGTCATTTTCATCGCGACGTCAATTGTACCGTCCTTGTTGGACACAGCCGACACAGGCGCAATCGTTGGGCCAGTCCCCGGTGTTGCCGGAGCCGACTGATCAGTATTGCTGTCGGCGATCTGCCCCGGCCCAACATCACTGCCTTGGATCAGGCGGTAGTTTACCGCCGTCCCGCTCGACACCAGGCCGACGCGGTCTTGGCTGTCGACGTACTGCGCTGTGTAGGTGACGGCGGCATTGGAGGCGCGTGCAGTGTTGTCGTTAAAGACAGTGCCGCGCTTGCGATCGATCTCGACGCCATTGGCGAAGAGTATCGTCTCTTTCCAGTTGGCCAGGCTCGGCTGGGCGACTTTGATATGGAAGCCGTTGCCCTTTGGCGTCACGGTCGGAGCGGCCGGCTGCGGCACAGTCGTCGAAAACTGCAGGGGCTGCACGCCGGCAGCGGTCAGCGCCGAGAACGCCCCATGCTTGCCGGCGGTGCTGATCCCTTTGGCGCGCGCCTTGTAGAACCATTCGCTCGATGCCGGGAAGGGAATGTCGAGATCGTCGGACGGCCACTTCTTCCAATAAGTATAGGTGCCGGCCAGCGTTGACGATCGCCAGATCTCGAATACGTATTTTCGGGCTGCCGGATGCGTGGCGTCGACTGCCGGCGCGGTCGTTGTTGCCAGCAACCCGGTGTCGACTGTGTTGTCGCCGGTCAGCTCCGCCGTGAAAGTGGTCAGCGACGGCACGCCAGGGGCATTCGGCGCATTCTGGTCGATATCGGCATCCTGGACGGCGCGATAGGTGACGGCGGTGCCGCTCGACACCAGGCCGACGCGGTCCTGGCTGTCGACGTATTGCGCGGTGTAATTGACGCTTGCGCCGACAGTTCTGGCCGAGTTGTCGTTGAACACGGAGCCGCGCTTGCGGTCGATCTCGACGCCATCGGCAAAGAGGATCGTTTCTTTCCAGTTGCCGAGGCTCGGTTGGGCGACCTTGATATGAAAGCCGTTGCTCTTTGCGGTCACCGTCGGTGCGGCCGGCTGTGGAATGCTGGCAAGGTACTGGAGCGGCTGGACGCCGGCAGCGGTCAGCGCCGAGAACGCACCATGTTTGCCGGCGGTGCTGATCCCTTTGGCGCGGGCCTTGTAGAACCATTCCGTCGATGCTGGGAACGGAATGTCGAGATCGTCGGACGGCCACTTCTTCCAATAGGTATAGGTGCCGCCGAGCGTTGCCGAGCGCCAGATCTCGAACACGTATTTCTTGGCCGCCGGATGCGTGGCATCAACCGCGGGCGCCGTTGTGGCGGCGAGCAGGCCTGTATCAACCGCTTTGTCACCGGTCAGCTCGGCCGTGAAGGTGGTCAGCGACGGCACGCCAGGCGCGTTCGGAGCGTTCTGGTCGATATCGGCATCTTGCACAGGCCGATAGGTGACGGCCGTGCCGCTCGACACCAGACCGACGCGATCCTGAGTGTCGACGTACTGCGCGGTATAGGTGACGCTGTCGCCAACGGTACGGGCAGTGTTGTCATTGAACACGGTGCCGCGCTTCCGGTCGATTTCGACGCCGTTGGCGAAGAGGATGGTTTCAGCCCAATTGCCGAGGCTTGGCTTCGCGACCTTGATATGGAAGCCGTTGCCCTTGGGTGTGACAGCTGGCGCGGCTGGCTGCGGGATGCTGGCCAGGTACTGGAGCGGCTGCACGCCGACAGCGGTCAGCGCACCATAGGTGCCCGGCCGGTTTGCGAATGAACGGCCGCGCGCCCTGGCCTTATAGAAGAAGTCCGGATCAGCCTTGAACGGATAGGTGAGTTCATCGGCCCGGAAGCGGCGCCAGAAAGTGTAAGTGCCGCCGAGCGTCGATGACCGCCAGACTTCGATATCGTATTCAAGGGCAGCGGGATGCGTGGCGTCGACGGCCGGCGCTGTCAAGGTGGCGCTAAGTCCGGTGTCGACGACATTGTCGCCGGTCAGCTCACCGGTAAAGGTCGATAGTGCCGGGGCGGCAGGCGCATTCGGGCTGTTGCCATCAACGTCGCCGTCGCCGACGCCCTTGGTGGTCGCCGCGCGGCCGGCCGTCGCGCTGACCGGGAAATGCGTGCTCTCATTGTCTGACGTGTCGACCGTCGAGACCCAGGCGTATTTCGTGACGCCGGCATCGAGATCGTCATAGCTCAGACGGCCGGCCGGCGTGTCATCGAGCAATGTCGCGGTCGAGAAGTCGTTGACGTCGGAGACGTAGTAATTGAACTTCTTGAAGTCCTTCTGGGTCGGGGACCTGGTCGCCTTATAGATGATCTTGCCGGCTTTGCCCGTAGCGGTCAGCCCTGTGGGCGGATCATTGTTCGCCGCTTTCTTCGTGATGGTGATCGTGGTTGGATCGGAGAAGTCGCCAAGCGTGCCGCCATCGGCCGCCTTGACGGCCACGCGTACCGAGAACTGGTCACCGGTGGAAACGCCGATCTTGTGGCGCGGAACATCCTGCGGATGGCGACGGACAATATTGCCGTCGCTGACCTCGGTAACCTCGAAGACATAAGTGACCTCGCCGGTGACGGCCGCGGTCGACATCTTCAGGTAATAGTCGAGCTTGCTATCGGCGGCAAGGATCGACTGGACCTGAAGCGTCGGCGGATTGGGCTTGGTGAGGTCGACCATGGTGATCGGCCCCTGCCAGTTCAGCCAGTCGGCTTCCCGATCAGAGATTGGCATCGCATAGAAGCGGAAGTCATAATCCTTGCGGAAGCGGAAGGCGTGATGGGACAGCAGCTCTTCGCCGTCCCAGACGTTGTGTATCGTTCCGTGCGCAATAACCCTCGTGGTGCCCGTCCGCCGCGCCTGCCATAGGATGCGATCGACGTCGACATCGATGTCAGCCCAATCCCAGGTGACATATGCGGCCGGCTTGTCCTTGCCGTTCTCGGTATCGACAGTGTCGGGTGTGATGTCGAACGTCACAGCCAGCGCGCCCGGCCGGATCACGCCCATATGCCCGGTCGTGTGATCGAGTTCCATTTCCTTCACCCAGGTGAAGGCATCGGGATTGATGGTTTTCAGGGAGACGAACTGGCTGACATCGGGATTGTCGACCTTGCTGCCGATCAGGAAGTCGACACCGTCGCCGTGATAGCCGTTGTCGGTCGAGATGTAGCTGATCCGGTCATGCGGTTCGAGGATCGCGGCCTCGGGCGGCAGCGTACCCTGGTGAGGTATGCCGCCGCGGCTATCCTTGATCATCTCGCGGATAAGGCGCTGGGCCTGGTTATTCTCGGTGACGGCGCGCAGCTGCACGTCGAGCACGTTCGGGTCGTTGTCGTCATCGGCCAGATAGTCGTCATCGACATAGATCGGGCCGGGCTCCATCGACCAGCCCGAGCGCGGTTCCGGATAGGTGGCAACGCCGGAATTATAGGTGTCTTTGACCGGCTTGAAGAGATCGTCGGTCTTCTTTTCGGTGATATAAAAGTCGTTGTCGGTGATTGTCAGGACCGACAGACCAGGACCGCCGCACCAGGTCTTATAGGTGCCGCCGTATTCCGTCGTGTAGCTCGACGAACTGCGGTCGAGTTCAATCACGATATCGAAGGGCTGCTCGGTGAGCTCCACCTCAAGCCCGGTCTGGTAGCGCTTGACGATATCGCCGTTCTTCTTCTCGATGTTTTCGTCGGCGGCATTCATCGCCGCGAACCAATAGTCGAGCGGCAGGCGGTACGCCTCGGCCCGGCCACCCCACATGAGGCTGCCATCGATGTCGCGGATGCCACGAATGATATTGTACTTCTGGACGTGTGGATTGTAGTCACCCGGCCCGCCCCAGGTGCTTTCGTCATTCCAGCGATGAGCGCCGGAGCCGCCGACCGTGCTGTCACGGCGCGGGTCGTACATCGGCATGCCGTCGACGGTCCAGAAATAGTCCGGCGTGCCCGCCCAGACGCCCTTGCGGCTATAGAGCGACTGCACGATGACATAGGCGCAGCCCTTGACGATCATCGCATTCGTCCAGGCCCAATCCGGATCGTCGCCAAAGGTCGCGACCAGGAACGGGTCGGCTGCATTCTGGCCGCCTGGATGGAACTTCACCTTCGCATATTGCTTGCCGTTCTTCTCGTATTCCACGACGGGCGAGAAGCCGTCCGCGTCGACGGTGCTGTCGTCAATCACACAGTTGCGGCCGGCGATGCGGACGAGGTTCGACAAGCCATTGACCGGCTTGGCGCAGAGGATGATCACCTCAACATAGATGTTGCGCGTGCCGAAAAACGAATTGTGATAGAGCAGATGACCAGGCACGCCGTATTTGCCGAAGACCAGCTTGGGCGGCTTGTCGGCGCCGTTGTCCATCCGCTCCTTGATGCCCTTGTCCTTCGGCTCTTTCGGGCCAAAGAATGCGCCGACCAGCGTGGTGAGCACCAGGTTGGCAACGAAGCCGACCGCGGCCTGCCCAATAGCACCAAGGTTGACCACCATCGCCCCGACAGCCGTAAGCAACGGCCCGGCATGCGCGGGCAATGCCAGCGCCAGCCAGAGCGTGATGACCGCAACGAGGAAGGTGGCAAGCCGCTTCACAGGTCGGGCATCCTCCCGACCGCAAAGGCGCGGCAGGCGCGTGTGAATGGCAAGGTGCCGCTCATGCCCGGCATCGGACCATGCAGCCGATGACCGCCGACGATGGTCAGCGTCTGCCCGGCAGCACCGAAGTCAACCACGGCGATGTCACCGATCTGTGCGAAGACCCAAGGGATCTCCGGTAGCTTGGCCGCGGCAAGCGCGACATGATCGTCAAAACCGAGGCTTCGAAGCAGCGTCAAACCGCTTTCAAGGCTGTCATAACGGCCTCTTACATCGGCGGCAAAGTCCTCGCCGATCTGCGCCTTGACGCCGGCAGCCGCGAACAGGCCGCAATCGTGCTCGCCCCAGCGAAACGGCTTGTTGGCCGAGAGAGCGATGAACGTGTCGAGGCGCTGGCGCCAGTCATCGTCCTTGGTTTTGATGACGAACTCACTCATCGGAAGAAGTGCTCTTTCTTTTTGCTGCTGTCGGGATGCACAATTGTCGTCTGGCCCCATGGGATCGGCACGCGCCAGATGGTCGAGATGTATTTGCCGGCCTGGTCTCCACGGCCTTCGAAGAAATGCGCGTCCATCTTCAGGCCGCTGGCGATCGTCAGCCAGAAGGCGTGGCTGACCGCCTCGATCTTCACCTGACCGTCATTGTTGGCCTTGCCGTCCTTGTCGACGGTGCCCTTGTCGATCGGCGCCCGGTTGACGATGCCGTCGAGGATGCAGATCGGCGGATCGACCAGCTTGCGGCTATCCTTGTCGAGCAGGCCGCGGTGGATCTGGATAGACTGCTTGCGGGGATTGAAGACGCGCACGGCGTTGATCACCGCCGGAGACAACCGAAAGAAGCCGATCTGAACCGACTGGACCTTGAGCGACATCTCCATCGGGATCGGCGGAATGGTCATGCGGCCGGCAAGCGGCTGAAACACGCGGTTTTCGACGACACCGTTGTCCGGCCGCACCACGCCGACCGTCTTGGCGGTGTTGCCGTTCCACAGGCAAATGGTCTGCAGCGTGCCGTCAGACCGGTCTTTGCCGGTAATCGTCACGTAATAGCGCGGCAGGAGCACGCCGCCGCGGGCGGCCTGCAATGCGGCATAGGTGTTGGCCGGTACCGAAAGAACCATTAGGGCACCTGCACCATCTGCCAGCTCGCGCCAGGGGTCAGCGAGCCCTGACCGATGCCCGACTGAACCGAGCCGGCAACGAAGCGCCATAGCGGCGACGGCTTGCGCAACACAATCTCATCGTTGACGTTGATCGCCTCGTCCAGATGCGGTGCGATGTTGATCCAGTCGGTGTTGCCGACGTTGTTGGCCTGGATGGTTGTGCCGATCCAATGGTAGCCGCGATGGGCTGGGCTCGTGCCGAAATTGACGTGGAAGCGATCGCCGCAGCTCAGCCAGTAAAAGCCCGGCAACGACTTGACCTGGATGCGGGTGCGATCGCCGCTGATGTCGAGGATCTTCACTGTCGTGGAGCCAAGGATAGATCCATCCGGATCTTTGATTGGGAATGGCAGACGCGGATCGCACATATAGAAACGACCGATGACGCCATTGAGCAACGCAATCTGCGCGTCGATCGCGGCGGCCTCGGCATGCTTGAGGCGCTGATCGAGCGTAATCTCGCCCCGCCATAGTGGGTCGGCCATGTCGGTGGTGATATCGTCGCCACCACCGGTCTTGCCGCTATCCTCCTGGATATACGGCAACCAGATACGGACCTGAAAATAGCCGAGGTTTTGCGCGAAATCGACTTGCTGGAACGTCGTCATACCGACACCATCCGCTGGTGAGGATTGAGGCGGTAGTCGTCGATCATGTTCGGCAGGTTATCGCGCCACTGCCGGTCACGCTCATCGAGCGCCATGCGGGTGCCTTCCTCCCACTGTGTTCTCAGCTCGGCATCCGTGGTGCCGTAGAGGTTGACATTGTGGGTGCTGGAGAAGTTGAGGCGCAGCTCGCCGCCCTGGCGCGTCTGGCGCGGCATGGCGCTCACAACGCCGAGCTTGCCATCGGCACCGCGCCGGAGCGGCATGATCGCCTCCTCGCCGGCCTCGGCCATGAGGCCGGTGCGTCCGCCAGCCATCGGAAACAGCGTCGGTTTGTCGATGACGGTGCCGTTAGCAAACGGGATGACCGCGCCAGAGGAGAACACGTCGCCCTTGGCAAACAATCCTCCGAACAATGAGCCGAAGATCGAGCCAACGCCCTTGAAGAGGCTACTGAACAGTCCGGAAATCCCCTTCAAGAGCCCGCCGAATATCCCGGTGATCGATGAAAAGATGCCACCTGAAGCCGGTGCGCCTGGTACGGCGGCCGCGGCCGGAGCGGCGGGAGCTGCAGGCTGCGCGGCCGTCTGGCTGGCCTTGCTGATCGCGCCGACCAGTGAGTTGTCGCCCTGGGTGAGCGCCTTGCTGGCATCACTCGCGGCAGGCGCCAGATTGCTAACATTCTGCGCGGCCGTGCTGGTCGACGCACTGAGCTTCTGGACATTGGCATTGAACTGGTTGACGTATTCGTTGCCCGTCGTGCCGTTGACGTCCGAGCGCAATGCGCCGGTCTTGAGAGGCCCGCCCGTAAACCACGCCGAAGCAGCATCGCTCTGGTTGCCATATTTGTTGAGATAAGAGCCAAACTGCCCGTTGAACATCGCGTCCTGGGCGGCGGGATTGGCAAGCGCCTGCTGCGGCGTGAGCGTCTGGCCAAGGTACTTTTGCGACCAGGACGGCACGTTGCTCGCCATGATCTGGTACCGGCCGATCGCATAATCACCATTGTTGAGCGTTGGTCCGACAGCGCTATAGTTGCCAGCATAGCTGCCACTCTCGATCTTCGAGATGGCTTGCTGGTAGATGCTCATGTCGGTGTTTTGGTTAGCCGCCGGCAGAATGCGGCTGACCGTGGCTGTCGCACCGGCAAGCGGATTGCTTGGTGCCGCAAGGCCCGGAACGGTTGCGGTGGCACCGGCAAACGGATTGGTGCCCGTGCCGATCGGCGTGCCGTTGACGATGACGGTCGCTGCCGTCACCGTCATCGTGCCGGTCGCGGTACCGGCAGCCGGAGACGCCGGCTTGCCGCTGAACAGATCGGCGATCGTCGGCAGGTTGGTGCCGAGGAGCGCATTCTTCAGAGGATTGGCGATCGCCAGCTGCTGGAAGGTCTGCAGAAGCGTATTGGCAACATTCTTCAGACTGTCCTTGAGCGACGTGGTGCCGACCGTCAGCTGGTCGATCATCTGCGAGCCGGCATCCTGGACGGTCTGATAGGCCGCTTGCTGACGCTCGATCTCGGCGCGATAGGTCGCATTGGCCACGGCTGCCTGGCGCCGTGCATCTGCCTCTTTTGACAGCAGATCAATGCCTTGCTGGCGCAGCTGCTGTTCGACCTGGAACACCGCATTGGCGCGGGCCTGCTCCTGGGCGCTCGCACCGATCAGCGAAGCCTGCAGCTGCAGCTGGCGCAACTCGTCGTTTTGATCCTGGGCGATCTTGCCGGCCGCGAGCTGCTGATTGAGATCGGCACGTGCCTGGGCGCTGGCGCGAATGGCCTGCGCTTCCTTGCTCGCGGTATCGATACCGAGCTGCTTGATCTTCTGCTCGGCTTCGAGCGCCGCAATCGAGCGGGCGCGGACATCGGCCGACGCACCGATGAGGGACGCTTCCAGCCTGAGCCTGGCGGTGTCGTCGGCATCCTGCTCGATCGCCTTCTGCGCGTTCAGCGTGGCGTTGATGTCGGCGATCGCTGCGGCTTTGGCACGGGCATTGGCGATTTCGGTCTCATCGGCCTTGCGGCCTGCGGCGGCCGCGGTCTCGCGGATCTGCGCCTCGACACGATAAGCGGCGATCAACCGGTTGCGCATCGCCAAGCTCTCGCCCGCGATCGACAACTCATACTGAGCGGCCGCCACACCGTTCTGCGACTGCCGTTCGCGGGTAGCCTGAGCCGTCTTGGCGGCCAGCTCTTCGGCCGCCTGGGCGCTTGCGATCGCGTTGTCACGGATCTGCTGCGCTTCCTTGCTGCCGACCGCCAGACCGAGTTCGCGAATGCGCAACTCCGCTTCGAACACCGCAAGCGAGCGCGCCCGGACATCGGCAGCGGCGCCGATCAAAGAGATTTCGAGTTTGAGCTTGGCCGTGTTGTCTTTGCCCTGCTCGATCGCCTTCTGCGCCTGAAGCTGGGCATTGATATCGGCAAGCGCTGCAGCTCGTGCCCGCGCATTGCGGACCTCGGCCTCATCGACCGGCTGATTGGCTGCTGCAGCGGCTTGGCGGATCTGCGCCTCGGCCCGATAGGCGGCGATCAGCCGGTTGCGCATGTCGAGCGACTGACCGGAGATCGACAGCTCGTATTGCGCCTCTTCGACGGCAGCCTTGCTCTGCCGGATGCGCTCATCCGCGGCGGACTTGTCGGGGCTGGTGTCGAGATCGCTGGGCCGCTTGTCCGGCGTCGGCACGATGCCGATGGCGGGCGTAAATTGCCTTGGCTGATAGAAGTTGCCGTTGTCGATAAACGAGCCCTGACTGATGTCCTGGAGCTGCGTCTGCACCTTTGCCGCCGTGTTGACGACGCTGTTGACCTCGGTCTTGAATTTGTTGAGCTGGGCGATGGAGCCCGATGAGGACACTACCAGACGATCGAACTCGGCCGCGAAGTCCGCGAGGTCCGATCGGCCGGCCTTCACCGCCGCCCGCAACGCCGCCTGGGTATCAGTGAAATCCTTCTCGGTGGCCGTGCCTGCAACGATCTTGTCCTGCAGGTTGGCGTAATCGGCGCCGGCCGCTCTGAGATCGGAGTTCGGTTGCGTGCCGGCCGACGACAGAAGGTTGACCTCACCCGGGAATTGATCCCCGAATTTGGTAAAGCCCGTTGCGATATCGTCGAACGTAGTCTTACTGCGGTTCTGAAGTTCGGTCTGCAGCTGCTGCAGCTTCGTCGCCCGCTCCAGCTCATCGGCATAAGCCTTGAGGCTCGGAACCGCGTTACCCCAATCAGCAGCCAGCGATTTGACGAGCTGGGCATGCTGCTCGAAGGCGGTATTCGACTTCTCGACGGCATTATCGGTGCTGGTGAAGTAGCCGATCGCAGCCGCGGCGGCCGCGGTGAGTCCGATGGTCACCAGCGATATCGGACTGAGCAGCGCACCGAAGCCAGTGCCGATCGCCGCAAGCGCTCCACGCAATCCGCCGCCCGCGGTCTCCAGCGCCAGACTAAGCTGTGTGCCCTGCTGAAGAGCGATCTGCAGCGGCGCCATGCCGAGCGCAGAGGTGACTGCGATATCCTGGAACTGCGCCGCGATATTGGCCGTGTTGAAGGCCATGTTGCGGTTGTCGTTCGCCGCCGCCGAGCGCACGGCGGTGTTATGCCGGCTGATCGCATCGACCGAGGCGAGCATCTCCCGGCGCTCGCGCTCCATCGCCTGGGTCATCACGTCGGCGGAGAGTGCGCCTGCCTGATGGGCGGCCTTGATATTGGCGATCTCGGTTTCGTAGCGCTGGGTCGCGGCAAAGATGGGATCGTATTTCGCCCGGAGCGCATCGAGCTGGGCGCCGTAGGCCTTGAGGTTCTCAGCGGGTAGCGAGACTTCCTTGGAAGCGCGGCCGAGCGCCTCCTGATCGGAAAGCAGCTCCTGGATAGATTTACCGGCAACGGCAGCGGCAACCGAAATCTTGTCGAGCGCGGACTGAGCCTCGACGCCGCCGGCCTTGAGGCCGGAGGCATCGCCACCGATCAGCACTGACAATTTCATGGCCTGAGCCGGCATCAATCACCCTCATTCAGCACCGGCAGTGCCGCCGCTTCCATCGTCCGGAGATCGGCAAAAATCTCCCGCCCGAGACTTTCGGCATCGAGCACAGTCTGAACCGCCGCATAATCGAGCCCAACCCAGATCAGCGACCGCATCGTCGCAGCCGTGCGCCATTGCGTCTGGCACTCCAGGAAGGCGAACACGGAAGGCCAGTTTTCCGGCCAGACCGGCACCTTGTCGTTCTCCACCTCGGTTTGCTGCACCGCCACCTTGAGTGCCGCAAACTGGCGCTGGAGATCTTCGGTCATCGGCGCCGGTTTGGTCCGGGAGACGCGGCCGCACTTGGCATTCGCCCAAGCCTCGGCCGCGTCACTTAGTTTTTTGCGCGGGCGCCACCGTTGATGGCTTCGGTCACGGCCTCCTGGATGCCGGCCCTGACGCGCGGCTGCGCCAGCGCTACCAGGAAGAGATCGTTGGTGAAGGGAACTTCGACCGAAGTAACCTTGCCCTTTTCGTCCTCGGTCTCCTGCCAGACGTTGCGCCAGTTGGTGACGACATCGAGAAAGGTGCCGGTCGCATAATCGTTGAGACGTTGTGCCAGACCCTTGTTGGCCTCGGTCGACAGGTCACCGCTGGCCATTGCCGCTGCTTCTCTTGCAAACTGGTCGATGATCGCCTGACGGCCAGCCTCCTGGGCCTCGATCGCGGCCTGATCGAGCAGCTTCACCTCGATATCGAATTCCCAGGTGATCTCACGCCCTGCGACCTTGTCATCCGGCCACTTGACCTTGACCGGCCACCAGGTGACCGGGTTCTTCTTCAAAACAAACATATTCGCCCCTCGAAAATGATCCTTCAAAGTCGGTTTAAACCGGCTTTGAGATTTACTTGACGGTGATCAGAAGTTCATCGTTGCCGGCGTCGGACGGCTTGAGCTTCAGGTTCAGCTGGTTGTTGACGATCTTCTGGCTGTCGCCATAGGACGGAACACCGAGCTGGACGTTGGCAGCGTCGAACTGGACGATGTTGCCGGCCGTGGTGCCGTGGACGAGCGCCATCGCGCCGACCTGGTGTGCGAAAGCCTTCTGGTACCAGTTGATCGTCGCAAGGGTCGACGCCTCCATGACCGCCTGGCCAGTGGCCTTGCGCTCGACATATTCGATGCTCTCTTTATTGATGAGCAGCCGGTCTTCGATGCCGGCGCCGAGGTCGATCGAGACGCTTTCGGTGGCACCGGCATAGCCATGCAGCGTAAACGTCGTGTTTGCCTTGCTCACCGGTACCGGCGCCTGGAAGCCGGTATAGTCGACGGTCGGCAGCGCCGTGTCGGTGATGGTGCCGAGCAGGGCCTTCATCTCGAAGGTGAAGCGCGGGATCTGCTTGGGCTGCAGCGAGGCCTTGAGATTGCCACGCGCGCCGAGCCCGATATGGTTGACGCCGTCGAGATTGTAGTAGATCGACCCGGCCTGGAAGCTACCGGAGATCGGGTTATAAACCACCTTTGTCGTGGCGGTGATCACCTCGGCAAAGCCGCACATCTTCATAAGCGCCCCCCAATTCGGAGGAGTGCCAGCGGCGCCGGAGCCGGCGATCTCGACTTCGAACGACAGCGTCACGAACTTGCCGGTTAGGATGACGCCCTGGTGGCCCATGTAGGGCTTGAGCAAGTCGCGTTCGACTTCCGTCGCCGAGATGTCGTATTTGCAGTTGGTCGCCTGGATGGCATTGGCCATGCCGGTCGGCGATGAGTCCGTGCCATAGACTGTTTCGGGTTTCGCCAGCAAGGCGAGGTTCTGGATATAGCGCGTCACTGGCCGTTGCCCCCATCGGTTTCATTGGCGGAAGCCGGGTCGGCCGCAGCCTTCTTTTTCTTGCCGGCCGGCGCCGCATCGTCCGCGGCGGTCGGTGCTTCGGGCAAGGTTTCCTCGACCAGCGTCAATGTGCCGGTTTCGGGATCGCGGATGTAGCTGCCCCCGCGAGGGGCTGTTTCGCTGTTCATGGCTGCTCCTGAGTGTAGACTGCGGTGGCGAAGACATCCTCGAACCAAACCATGCGGTCCTTCGCCTGGACGATCTGGCCGGTGACATGCTCAAGTGGTTCGAGCGCCGAAGGCGGCACGAAGCCGATCAACTTGCGGCGGACGTAAGCCTTCAACGTCGCGATATCGCGCGCAGCATCGGCCTTGGCGGCAAGGTTTTCGGTGATCAGGATGACGGACACGTCCGTTTCGGTGCGCTGCAGAACATTGCCGGTCATCCGCTCATTGGGTGCGGACACCTCGTTGCCGATGAACACGAAGGCCGCGGGAATGGCCTTCGGTCGATCCTTGACCTCCGCCAGGCCGTTGGCATTCTCGACGA